GCTCTGCGGCCTTCTGCAAGGCGCGGTCGCCGTGCTGCTGTGGATGCTGTGGATTGGGGGTGGCGCGTGATGCACAGACTCAATGAAGAAGAAGTGCTAGGAATGATTCTTGGGTTTGTGTTTGTGGTTTATACTGTAGTGTTGCTAGGGATTGGGTACTTTATTGGTTGGTTAACTTGGGGATAGACATGAGTGACAATAACTGTACCGATGAACTGCAAAAAGATCTAAAAGGCGGCTTGAGTTTCTACAAGGAATACATGTTCGCGGAGTTCTTGAAACAATACGCTCAGTTACTGGATGATCGCATTCGCAATTCCCAAATGGCGAATGAAGCAAATACAAACAACCAACTATTCAGAGAGGGTAAGCTATAATGGAAACACCAGCACAGCTGTGTGCCTTGTTGCAAAATGCACTGGATACACATCCTTTGTCAACAAGTCATAATGGATATACTTCCAAAGAACTCTATAAAAAGTCTTTGGATATGATTAAACGCTTGGAAGCGGAAAGATGGACCTTGAATGCCGAGCTTATCGGTATCCACAAGAACAACGACAAAGAACAGAAAGGATATGAGTTTCATGTCTAGCGTAATCTCTTCCAAGAGATGCCCCAAGTGTGCCGCCTCTGGCAACGACACAAGCGGCGACAACCTAAAGGTGTATGACGATGGTCATGCATATTGCTTTGCCTGTCAATTCTACATCCCAGGAAACAAACAACCAATGACACAAGAAGAAGAAACAACACCAGTCTACAGCAACGAGAAGTTCAGGACTGGTTCAATTGAATCTCTGCCCCATCGTCGCCTTAGCGAGGAGACGGCAAAGCATTACAACTATCTGACGGGAGTCAATGGCTCTGAGATCGAAACATTCTACAAGGATGGACAGATCCAGGCCCAGCATATCCGATACGAGGGCAAGAAGTTCGCGTGGATAGGTGACACCAGCAATCTAAGCCTGTATGGCCAGCATCTCTTTAGTGCTGGCGGCAAGCGTCTCCTTATTACCGAGGGAGCCATCGACTGCCTGACCATGTCTCAGGTGTTCGGTAACAAGTATCCAGTCGTGTCTGTGCCCAACGGAGTGTCATCTGCGGTACGGGCAATCAAGGACAACTACGAGTTTGTGTCGTCCTTTGAGACAATCGTTCTGTGCTTCGACATGGACGACCCAGGTCAGAAGGCCGTGCGTGATGTGGCTGAGATCCTTCCCCCTGGAAAGGTCAAGATCATGTCCCTGCCTCGCAAGGATCCCAACGAGATGCTTGTCAATGCGGAGCAGACCCAGCTTATCCAGGCTTACTGGAACGCAAAGTCGTACAGTCCAGACTCCATTCTCCATGTCAGCGAGGTGCTGTCTTCCGAGGTTAAGGAGGATGCACTGGAGGTCTTTGAGTATCCATGGGATTCGTTGACCACGTTCATGATCGGCCAGGACAAGCGGCGGTTGAACCTATGGACATCCGCGACTGGCCATGGCAAGTCCACTATCATCAGAGAACTTGTGTGCGACCACCTCAACAACGGTCGTGCGGTCGGTGCCGTGTTCCTAGAAGAGTCTCCAGAACAAACCGTGGACGACCTCATCTCCCTCAAGCTCGGCAAGCCAGTATCAAAGATCAAGGCACAGCGTGTCCTCAATGAACTCCGTTCAAAGAAAAACAAGCCGTTGATTGACGAGGTGTCGGATACCCTGACCGAGGAAGAGTACAACCAGGCCAAGGCAGAGATCTCCTCAAAGCCACTGTATCTATATGACCACATCGGCAATGCAAACATCAACAACATCATCAATCGTCTTGAGTACATGGCAATGGGACTTGATTGTCAGGTCATCTTCCTTGACCACATCACTCTGCTTGGCAACATGCTGTTGTCCAGTGGTTCCGATTTCGGTAATGACGAGCGCCTTGTTCTTGACTCGGTGATGAAGAAGCTGCGAGAGATCATCGAACGAACGGACGTAACCATCCATGTCATTGCACACATTAAGAAGACCGACAAGAATGTTGACGAGGGTGACCGAATCAACCTCTCTGATCTGCGTGGCTCTGGTTCTCTGGGCCAGATCTCCGACAATGTGTTCGCGCTTGAGCGCAACGCCCAGCATCCAGATCCGCTAATCAGGAACACGACCAATCTTCGTGTCCTCAAGAACCGAAAGGGCGGTCGCAGAGGCGTGGCATCCGCGCTATGGTACAACGACCAAACATCAAAGTTGATGGAGGTTCCGTTTACCATGACACCAGAAGGAGAGATCCTGTACAGACACGAACTAATTACCTAAGGAGAAAACATGGCAATCTATGCCTTTGACATCGAATCCAATGGTCTGCATGAGACCATCAAGGGGAAGAAAGAGCTTCAAAAGGAGTTCAACACCATCTGGTGCCTGTCCACCGTCAATGTGGAAACAGGAGAAGCCCTGCTCTTTGAGCGTGACAACATTCCAATCGGCATCGACATGCTTGAAAAAGCCGATCTGATCGTGGGTCACAACATCTACGGATTCGATATCCCAGCATTGGAAAGAATGTACGGCTTCAAACCTGGCCGCCCGTTCTTCGATGTCATCGACACGCTGCTGCTTAGTCGGATGCTGTATGGTGACGAGCCTCCTACGCCAGATCAAGGGCATTCCCTGAAGTCGTGGGGTCTGTTTCTCGGCAACAACAAAGGAGACTATGACAAGGGCTGGGATGAGTACAACAAGGAGATGGGAGACTACTGCATCCAGGACTCCAGGGTAACCAAGGATCTCTACCACTATCTGATGAAGCAGGTTGACAAGATCGGATTGTCCGAGAGTGCAATCAGGCTTGAGCACACCGTTGCCAAGATCATCAAGGAACAGGTCGAGAACGGATTTGCATTCGACATCGACCATGCTTCCCGTCTAACAGAGGAACTACAATATGAGATTTGCAAGATCGAAGACGACATGCAGAAGATCTTCCCACCCATTGTCACTGCTAGATATAGTGAGAAGACTGGAAAGAAGCTCAAGGACGGTGTCGAGATATTCAACCCAAGCAGCCGTCAGCAGATCGCACGGAGGCTCGGGGACAAGTACGGATGGGAACCAACGGAGACCGAAAAGGGAAACCCAAAGGTCGATTATGAGGTTCTATCTAAGCTAGATTATCCAGAAGCTCAGGTTCTTTGCGAATATTTCGACAAGGACAAGCTAAAGAGCCAGGTCATGGATTGGATCGCACGGGCTGTGATGTCCCGCGATGGCCGCATTCATGGCCTTGTAAACACGCTGGGGACGGTGACTGGGCGAATGTCTGCACGGGAACCAAACCTGCAGAACGTCCATTCGGATCCCCGTGCCCGTGCTTGCTTCGTTGCATCTCCTGGTAAGGTAATCGTAGGCGCGGATCTCAAGGGTCTGGAACTACGGATGCTTGCGCACTATCTACATCCATACGACAACGGCGTGTATGTCAACGAGGTAACCAAGGGAGATGTCCATATCCACAACCAGAAGGCAATGGGAGTGGCGACACGGGACATGGCAAAGACTGGTATCTACTGCTTCCTCTATGGTGGTGGCGACGCCAAGTTTGCCAAGACCATCAAGACGACGGAACACACGGCTAAGAAGGTAAAGTCAAATCTTACGTCAAATATCGTTGGTCTTCAGAAGATCATCGACATCTGTCGTTTTGACAGCACCAAGCATGGCTTTGTCAAGCCATTCGATTGGCGACCCGTCTTCGTAAGAAAGCAACACGCAGCCCTGAACACCCTGCTTCAGTCCTCTGGTGCCCACATTGCAAAGGTGTGGTTGTGCGTTGCCGATGCAAACCTAAAGTCAAGCGGACTGTACTACAAGTGGCTTGTAAACGTCCATGACGAAGTCCAGGCGGAAGCGGATCCAGAGCACGCTGACCAAGTAGGTAGAATCATCTGCGAGGCAGCGACAAAGGCTGGAGAAATTCTTAAGTGCAACTGCCCAATCGAAGCAGAGTACAAAATCGGTAAAAACTGGTCGGAGACACACTAATACCAAGAGACTATAAGAAAGAATACGCTAAGTTCCAATCATCCACGGAATCCAAGAAGGACCGTGCGCACCGAAACAAGGTTCGTCGTGAGGCTCTTCGGGATGGTCGGGTAAAGAAGGGCGATGGCAAGGACATCGACCACAAAGACGGCAACCCCAGGAACAACTCAAAGAAGAATCTTCGTGTTGTAAGCAAGTCAACCAACAGGGCCAAGCGATGAACTCCGTCTTGTTTATGCAACAGGTAACCGACTTTATAGCAAAGCATTCGGACCATCCGATGGTTGTAGAATACAACAAAGGAAACATCGGTCTTGGATATATCATTAGAAACTGGGATAAACTAACAAATGAGACTAATTCAACTGTCTGGGATTGGGAGAGTTGGCAAGACGACAGCGGCACACATAATCTGCAACGCGGCATTCAAGCTGGGTTACCGTCCTGTGATTGTGCCTTTTGCCCAGGCCATCAAGATGGCTGCGGCTGAAGAAGGCATTACAAAGGAAGCTAACAGCCAAAAGTACCGAGATTATTGTCAGAAGATCGGTGCTGAAAAGAGACAAATGGATTCAGAATACTGGGTAAACAAGACCGACGAGATTATCCAGGACTACATGGTCAAAGAGATCGATAACAAGAAACTGCACACTAACTGGGAATATGTTATCGTGCAGGACGATGTTCGGTACATGAATGAACTGGCATACGGCAGAAATCTAGCTGCCATCCAGCTGTTCATCCATGCTGGAGATCGTGTTGTCCAGGAATGCAGTGCTGAATGGCGCAAGCATGAATCGGAAACTCTGGCAAACCAAGTCGTGGCTTTCATGGGTTTGCCTAATTCCAACTACGACGAGTTGTTCGATGCTTTTATTGAAAACTCTGGAACCCTAGCAGACCTTGAACAGATGATCAACGAAAACATCAAAGACTGGTTGGATTCCGCGTGGATCGAACTGGAGGAGACAGAAGATGGAAGCAATTCTTGACGGAGACATTATTGCCTATAGAGCCGCCTTCTGGGCGGATGTGGAAGGCATTGATGAATTACCAGGACGCATTAAGAAGGATCTGGAAGCATGGACACCTGCAAACGTTTCAAAGGTGTATGTTGCAATGTCTTGCCCAAGGTCCAATAACTATCGTAGAGATTTCTGGCCTAGGTACAAGCAACACAGAGATGATTTCAAGTCGCCAGACTCAATGTCAGTCGCCATTGAAACAATCTACTCACTTGCCGAAACGCGGTGCGTAGATCGTCTTGAGGCGGATGATCTCATTGGAATGGTGGTTTCGTCTGGCCGTGCCATTGGTGTAACGGTGGACAAGGATCTCCGCCAGGTGCCAGGATGGCACTGGAACCCAGACAAGGAACCAGAACCAGTAGAGGTAAGCGAGGAAGATGCTGATTTCTTTTTCTATCAGCAATGGATGACTGGGGATACCACGGACAATATCTGGGGTTTGTGGAAGATTGGTCCCGCAAAAGCAAAGAAGCTTTTGTTAAATACCCCTAAGGAAGACTGGGACCAGGTTATTATGACCATGTACCAGGAAGAGGATTGGTCAAAAAGACCAGAAGAAAAGAGACCACTGGAGATGTTTAGGGAAGAGTTTGCCCTGAGCCAAGCCAGATGTGTTCGCATCCTGAGAGATGGCGATTACAGCAAGGATACTGGGGAAATCAGATTATGGTCCCCTAATAACAAAGGAATTAGAGACATTTTGGAGGATGGACATGAATGAACTTCTCAAAGAGATTACAGCCGTTGACAAGTATTGCCGTTGGCGGGATGACCTAGGTCGCAGAGAAACGTGGAAAGAAGCCGTTGATCGGTACTTCGGGTATTTGATCAATAGATTTAAGCTATCTGACCTGCAGCCAGAGGCCGTGCAAGCTCTTGAGGAAGCTCGGAAACTCATGTATGACAAGAAGGTGTTTGGTTCCATGCGAGCCTTGTGGTCTGCTGGTCCAGCCCTGGATCGTGACGATGTGTGTGCTTACAACTGCGCATACATGCCCACGCAAAGAACAATGGACTACCAGTGCGCGATGTACATTCTCAGTTGCGGCACTGGCAATGGCTTTTCCGTGGAAAGCACATACGTAACCTTGCTTTCAGACCTTCCCAACAAGATTGTACAATGTCTTGATGTCATTAAAGTAGAAGACAGCAAGGAGGGGTGGGCCAATGCGCTTAGACAGTATCTTGATAATCTTTATGCTGGTCGTGATTGTATTGTTGATGTCTCATCCGTCAGACCCAAAGGATCAAGACTGAAGACATTTGGCGGTCGTGCCTCTGGTCCAGAACCATTTGTCAAGTTGATTGCCTTTATCAAGAAGACATTTAACGACGAAGTAGCCAAGGGCCATACCAAGCTTACCCCAGTCAATGCCCATAAAATCCATTGCATGATCGCGGATGTGATCGTGTCTGGCGGTGTCCGTAGATCTGCTGAGATTTCCCTCAGTGATCTTAATGACAACGACATGGCCCACGTCAAGTCTGGAAACTGGTCTGACCATGAACTATACCTTGCCAACTCAAACAACTCGGCTGTCTATGAACAAAAGCCAAGCATGCCAGAGTTCCTGAAGGAATGGTCGGCTTTGTACAACTCTTATTCTGGCGAACGTGGAATCTGCAATCGTCAGGCAATGAAGAGAATCGCCAAGGCGGCTGGACGGGACGATTCGTATGACTTCGGGACAAACCCCTGCAGCGAGATCATTCTTCGTCCATATCAGTTCTGCAATCTATCGACAATCGTCGTGGAAGAGAACGATGATCCTGTTACCCTGATCAAGAAAATCACTGCGGCCACCATCCTAGGCACAATTCAAAGCGCAATGACGAACTTCACGTACTTTGAGAAGATCGGCGCTCATGAGTGGAAGAAGAACTGCGAGGAAGAGCGTCTGCTTGGCGTGTCCATGACTGGCATCTTCAGCAACAACCTGATGAATGGTGGTCATGGTGCGGAGGAACTGCAGAAGATCCTCACCGCGCTCAGGTCGGTTACCAAGGTAATCAATGCCCAGTGGGCAGAGTTTCTCGGGATCAATCCATCCAAGTCGATTACGTGCATCAAGCCAGAAGGAACCACATCCACGGTTGCTGGTTGTTCGTCTGGCATTCATCCAATCCACTCGGAATACTTCATTAGACGCACCCAGTTCAACATCAACGAGCCGTTGACTCGGTTCCTGATCGACCAAGGTGTGCCACATGAGCCGCTTTCTGGCAAACCAGACATGGTTGTCTTTGAGTTCCCGTGCAAGGGTGTCGGTGTGACCAACTCGCAGGTGGATGCAATCGGTCAGCTCAATCTCTGGCTTGCATACCAGCTGTGGTATTGCGATCACAAGCCAAGCATCACGGTCTACTACACGGACAATGATTTCATGCGTGTAGGTGACTGGGTATGGACTCATTGGGATCTGGTTTCTGGTGTCGCGTTCCTACCAAAGGACGACAACATCTACACCCAGGTTCCTTTTGAGAAAATCAGCGCAGAAAGATACAATGAACTGATGGCGGTAATGCCAACATCCATCGATTGGAGTCGGCTCTCGGCTTTCGAGAAGTCCGACAATACAACTGGTTCCCAGGAATTCGCCTGTGTTGGCGGTTCCTGCCAGGTATAGGAGGCATTATGTCACAGTATTTCATTGAAACCGAATACGATCTTGATCTCGTCCTCGGGGAAACCGTCAAGTTGATCGAACTCAACCATACCTCAGTTGACATCGGGTTTCACAACAAGAAGATGGCTAACATCTTCATTGAGAACCTGAATGCATCGTTGCATGAAAAAGGGATTCCTAAGGGCAAAAAGGTAAGCATTAACATTATGGTGCAAGCAAATGAACAGGCTTAATATATTGTTGCTGAAGCTCAAGAACAACCAGATACATGATCCAGATCTCAAGCTTGCCCTGAGCATCATCCATTCAGAGAGGTTACATGAAAACAGAGCTACGGATAACGAAGGAACTTGTGGAGCATCTGGAGAAGTTGACGACTCTGGCTCCGCAAGATCTAAAGCTAAAAGACTACGAAAGGGGCTACAAGGCGGGTCAGATCGAACTTGTTCAGAAGATCCGCAGCCTCTATGAAAAAGGAGCATGAACATGGGAGGTAGAGCACCTAAAGGACCGTCTCAGGCAGAGATGGATGCGCAAATGAGGCGCACAGAGGAGTTCCAGATGCGTCAATTCCAGATGCAACAGCAGTTCCAAAGAGAAGCAGAGGATCGGTTGCGGTATGAAAGAGAGCAAAATCGCATCAGCGAAGAACTCAAGAGACAGCGGGCCGCAGAGGAAAAGCGTGTTCGTCTTGTTTCCGAAGAACAGCGTGAATCCGCAACCTTCCAGGAAATGACCGCACAATCCAAGGCGACCTCTGCAGACTTTGGTGGTGGTGCCAACCTAGCCATGCCAACAATTGAGAGACCAGGTTACGAGACAGCCGACAGGCCAACCTAAGGAGAGAACATGCCGTCTGAAAAAACACTGAAGGAAAGATGGGACAAGTTGGATGCAAAGCGCACAACCAGGCTTGACAAGGCCAGGGCTTGTTCCGCAATCACCGTACCAACACTATTGCCCTACCATTCCATGAGTGGGGAGGACAACCTATTTCAGACCTACAGTTCCGTCCAAAGCCGAGGGGTGACATCCTTGGCAAGTAAGATCCTCAGCGTGTTGATTCCCCTCAATGACACTCCGTTCTTCTCGTTTGGCCTGAAGAATGGACGGGAACCAACCGCAGAGATCAAGGAATACCTTGAGAAGTTGTCTCAACAGGTGTTTAAGAAGCTGATGTCAAACAACCTACGTGAGATGTCGTACCTGGCCATGCAGCACCTTATCGTCATTGGCGATGTGTTGATCATCATGGAAAACGACTTTAGCTTCAGGACCATCAGGCTGGATCAGTTTGTCGTTCGTCGTGATGTCAATGGAGTGGTCAAGGAGTTCATGTACCTTGAGTTCATCTCTCCGTCAAACGAAGAAGACGCCAGCGCATATGACTTCATGAGCGGAGAGACCAACCAATCTGGCTTTAAGACGGTCTACGTCAGGGTATATCAGACACAGGAAGGCAACTGGGCTGTCGAAAAAGAACTCAATGACGAAATCATCGAAGTCGGTTACTACGATGTCCTTCCCTATGTCATCCTGCGTTGGGCTGGTGTCACTGGTGAGGACTACGGTCGGTCTCATGTAGAGGACATCTACTCTGATATCAGAACCCTAGAGGCTTACAGCCGTGCTGCAATCCAAGGCATGGCCGCTGGATCTACGTTCTTCATGGGCGTGAATCCAGGCGGTGTGACGGAAATCGATGACCTTGCTGGGGCACAAAATGGCCAGTGGGTTGCTGCCCGCAAGGAAGATGTGTTTGTTATTTCTCCATCGGAGACAATGAACCCACAGCTGCAGGTGTCGGCTTCGGCGGTCAACGAGATGCGAAAGGAAGTGGGCCAGGGATTCCTTCTGCAGACCGCCTCAATGCCCACAGGAGACCGTGTGACGGCTACGGCGGTCAGAGCCGTGGGCAACGAGCTGGAGACCGTCCTTGGCGGTACGTTCAGCGCGATTGCCCGTGACTTCATGGTTCCGATCATCAAGAGAACCGTCTATCTCATGTTGGAGAACAACGAGATCGATGAACGGATGGCGGCCCAGTTCGATGAAAAGGACGGCACCCTGAACATTGAGATTCTTACTGGTCTTCAGTCTCTCAGCAGGGAAAGCGACATCACCAAGCTTCTTCAGATGGGCGAGATGGTTCGCAACCTACCGCCAGAGGCGGCGTCTTCTTTCAAGTGGGACGAGTATGCCCGTGCGTTGATCACATCCCTTGGGTTTGACCCCCAGAACTGGGTCCGTAGCCGAGAAGAGATCAAGGCAGAGCAACAGGCAATGGCCAAGCAGCAGCAGCAGATGGAGATGCAGAAGATCTTCGCCCAGAATGCAGCTGGTGCAATGGGTGCCGCAGCCCAGCAAGACCTGACTGCAACGGGTGGTCAGAACATTCCGCCAGAGATGGCAGAACAAGCCATGCAGATGCTGCAAGGAGGCATGGGTGGCCAGTAAAAAAGACATGCCGTGCAACAAACCACGGCCCTCGACATCAAAGGGTAAGAAGAAAATGGTCAAGGCTTGCGCCAACGGCCAGGAAAAGATCATCCATTTCGGTGCCAAGGGATATGGACACAACTATAGTCCAGAGGCACGCAAGAGTTTCAAGGCAAGACACAACTGCGCGGAAGCAAACAACAAGCTATCGGCCAAGTATTGGGCTTGCAAGAACCTGTGGGCTGGTCCTGGTGGTTCCAAGCAATCATGCCCCAAGGGTAGGAAGTGCAAGGGATGAAAAACAGAAAACAATCAGCAGTAAGCCGAAGATTGTCTGGATCGGATTCTGAGGTTGTTTTTCAAAACCTGAGCAATTCCATATCCACGATCTCAAACATCTTGGACAATGTATCAAATCAGACAAACAACAACACAAACAACCTTGACCAAGTCAACCAAACCAGCCAAGCTACACAGAACCTGCTGCAAAACCAGATGGATCCAAACAATGCTGGATCTTTGATTGCCAGGATCATAGACCTGGAAAACAATCCAAGTGGTGGGGGTGGTATTGATCCTTCGGACCCAGACCAACCAATCATCATTGTAGACAACTTTATCAGGCAACCAAACGGAGACCCGCGTGGTACGGTTACTCCATATGTGTTTCCAAGTACAGAGACGGTTGTACTGAATACGTATGGTTCTTTTGCAATTGAATCAACAGATTCAGAAACCAATCATATCGGTGTTATGATTGGAGTAAACGAAGCGCTTGCCAGTATACCAAAAGGTCTTTGCCTTGGTCGTGACGAAGATGCACAACTGTGTGTGTTTACCGAAGTAAACCACATGTATCTTGTGTTCAAGACTCCAGCAACTTTAGTTCACGATATTAGGATTGGTTTTCTTGACAATCACACAAGCACACCACCAAACAATGGTATTTATTTTGAGCGGTTGATTGGTGAGGGAACTTTCTTTGTTGTTACTAGATCAACCAGCACCCAAACCAGAACAAACACAACAATCGCGTATTCGGCAAATACGTGGTATGTCCTGAAAATAAAAAGAACACCGACAAACGGTGCTGAGTTTACCATTGATGCCAACGCTCCAATCACAAATACCACCAACATCCCATCTAGTTACTTAAATCCAGGATGTCAGATTAAAGGTGATGGAACTAACGCTGCAGACGAAAACTTTAAGTTTGACTTCTTTAGCCTAAAGCTTGGTGATGATCCAATCCCAGTCCCAGGTGGTACAACCATCCAAGGAACAACAAACGAAGTTGAAGTAACCCAGGTTGGCAGTGTGATTACAGTTGGTCTACCAGATGAAATTGCCGTGGATCAGGTTGATTTCGACCCAACAATCGTAGATCCTATTCTTGCCGAGGGTGAGTTGTCATGGGATTCCAACTACAAGACACTGGTAATGGGTCTTGTTGACAATGTCCAGATGCAACTAGGACAAAGCACCTACAAGCGTGTAAGAAACCAGACTGGATCCCAGATCAACAAAGGCACCCCAGTATACGTCAATGGTTCCCATGGTCAGTCCCTGATCACGGTAGAGCCAGCGGATGCAAGCACGGAAGCAACGGCTGCAACGACACTTGGCATAACCGCAATGGATATTCCAGCAACCTCGGACGGCTGGGTCATCGTGTTTGGATACCTAAGGGGAATCAATACTGGTTCCTTCTCGTCTGGTTCGGATGAAGGAAAAACAATTTGGTTGTCTACTACAACTGGAGCCATGACCGTCACAAGACCAACCGCCCCAGACCATGGCGTTGTCCTTGGTACGTTGGTCAAGAGTGCTGGTGGCGGGGCTGGCAGCATGTTCGTCCGAGTGGCAAACGGACAGGAACTAGATGAGCTGCATGATGTCTTCCTGAACAAATCAACAATCCAAAACGGCGACACAATCAAGTGGAACTCGGCAAACAACAGGTTTGAGCAAGGCCCAAGCGGGGGAAGCTCAAACAGCGTTAGCACGTCAGTAGATTTTGGTTCGACATATAACGAATACTCAACAGAGGTTGTCGTTACTGGACAATCTTGGGTAACATCTGGAACAAAGGTGGTTATCAATCCAAGCGTTGTTCAAGGTCATGGACACACTGTTGAAGACTACTTGTTGGAAGAGATCAAGTGCTATGTTACTTCGCTGAATCCTGGGATTGGTTTCACCATACAGGCATATGCACCAAATTCTTCATTTGGAATATTCGACGTAACCGTT